AAATTATGGCAGATGGTATTATAAAATCGATTGAAAGTGATATAAAATAAAAATTTTATAATGGAAGTTTTAAAATATTGGACACATGATAATTTTGAAGTTTGTTCATATGCAAATAATCAAAAACATAGAATGAATAAACAACTTACAAAATCCGGTGGGGATGAATCTGGAATGTGTGTTTATACTTATAATTCTTTAGGATTTAGAGGTGATAACCCAAATAAAAAAGGATTTAAGATAATGAGTATTGGTGATTCTTGTACCGAAGGCATTGGTGTAAATGATAATGAAACTTGGCCTCATTTTTTTTCAAAATTAATTGAAAATTCTATTGATTTAAATTTTGGAACAGCCGGTGCTAGTAATGATTGTATATCAAGAACATTGATAACATATTATGATTTAATTAAACCCGATTTGGTTTTAATTATGTATTCAGAACCTATTAGAAAAGAAATATATACAAAATTTGATGGAATACATCCATTTAGTGCAAGTGGTAAATGGGGTTATATGGCAGAAACGGATGAAGGTAAAGAAATTCAAATACATAAAAGCATAGTACAAAATGAAAATCAAGATTTTATAGATTGGTACAAAAACCATCTTTTAATAAAATATTTTTTAGAATCTAAAAAATGTAATTGGTTATGGAATGGGTGGTTTAACATTCCTACTCAATATATAGAATTTAATAGATTTGATGGAGAATATGGTCATTTTGTTGATAAAGGTGTAGATTATTGTCATCCTGGATTTGAACACCATAAATCATATTCCTTAAAATTATATAATTACATATATAAAAATTTTAATAATTATTTGCCAGATAGTTGCAAAGAATTACAAAAATCCATAATATAATGAATACTCTTTGGACATTTGGTGATAGTTTTACTTTTGGACACGGATGTAGACCAGATGGTCCACTTCCTGAATATTTTTTTAATTATAAGAAAGAAGAAGATGATGATATTTGGCCAAATTTATTGGGGAAAAAATTAAATGCAAAAGTTAAAAATTTTGGTAAATGTGGTGCAAGTAATGATTTTATAATAGATACTATAATTGATCAATGGGATTATATTGATGAAGATGATTTTGTAATAATAGGAATTTCATATCATAGTAGATTTGATGTACCAATAAAAAATAAAAAATCTTTATCAACAATTTATTGGGGGTTTGAAGATTTAATAAATTTTAGCGATTCTGAAAAAGAAGAAATGAGAACTTTAATAAATTTTCAATATTATTTTGCCGATAATGAATTATATAAAGCAAGACACTTAAAAAGATTTAATTTTTTACACAAATTATTAAAACAAAAAAAAGTAACTACATATATTTGGGATGTTGAATATATACAATATGGAACTAGGTTTCAAAAGATATCAGAAGCTACTAATGGTGAAATGGAAGATTATCATTTTTCATTTAAAGGAAATAGAGATTTTGCAAACATTGTATATCAAAAAATTAAAACACCTAGTTTAATATAATAATGTTTATATGGAAATGTTAAAATTTTGGTCAACGGATGGATTTGAGGTTAGTAGTTATAAATGGAAACTGCAAGAAAGGATTAATAAAAGATTTAATGGAAGTGGGTCTGATACTTCGGATAAATGTACATACACTTACAACGAATTGGGATTCAGAGGAGATAGCATTCATAAAGACGGGTTTAAAATAATGTCAATAGGTTGTTCAATAACCGAAGGTATTGGTGTAAATGATACTCACACTTGGCCAAACTTATTTTCAAAATTAATAGATAATGGAGTTGATTTAAATTTTGGGTTTAGTGGTAGAAGCAATGATTATATTAGTAGATGTTTATTAAGTTATTATGATATCATAAAACCGGATTTAGTTTTAATAATGTACACCTTTACACCTAGAAAAGAATATTATACTCAATATGGAGGCATAGAACCATTTGTTCCAGGTTTAGAATGGGGATATATGAAAGAAACTGAAGATGGGCAAAATGTTCAACAACATTTAACAAAAGTGCAAAACAATAATGAAGATTTTATTAATTGGTATAAAAATCATCTTTTAATAAAATATTTTTTAGAATCCAAAAAATGTAATTGGATATGGAATGGATCTAATCTTCATGATATATCGGTGTTTGAAAATAATAGATATGATGGTGGATATAGCATTTACACTGATTTGGGATCAGATGGAGTGCATCCTGGAACCAATCACAATTCATCATACGCTATTAGATTATATAATTTTATTTATAAAAATTTTAGAAATTATTTACCAGAAAATTCTAAACCTTTTGAAAAATCGTTTCTTTGATTTTAAATTATATTTATTAAAAAAGGTTATATATGAGCAATAAATGGGATGAGTTTGAAGTTACTCCATCAAAAACTTTTGGATTAGAAGTTCCACAATTTCAACCATCAGTATTCAGAGAATATAGAGGTGAAATATTCACAACATATCATTCGGAACAACATCCAGTAATGAATTTTATTCATCATAGTAAAGAAGAACTTTCTATTCACGGAAGATTTTCTCGTTCTTATAAAGGAGTATTAAGAGGATTACATTGGGATAATAAGACTTGGAAGTTAGTTCAAGCTGCAGTAGGTGATATCTATTTAGTTGTATTGGATATGAGAAAAGATTCTCCCACCTATGGAGATTGGGAATCGTATATTATTTCAGAAAGATTAAGAAATCAAGTATTAGTACCACCAGGATTTGCAAATGGTCATTATGCTTTAACCGATTGCATGTTTCATTATAATTTATTCTATAAAGATGGATATGTGGATGCGGAAGAACAGGGTGTTGTAAAATGGAATGACCCGGAATATCAAATGGAATGGCCTACTAATAATCCAACATTACAAAAAAGAGATAGATGATAAAACCTTATATTAAAAATGAATGGGGTAAATTAAAGCAAATAATCGTAGGTAGACCAGAGTTTGCACAAATACCTTCAGTTAGAGATAAATCATTGCATACAATTGATTATGCGAATTATTCCGATGAGGAGTTTGCTAATATTCCTTATGGTAGATATCCAAAAGAGATAGTTGATGAAACGATTGAGGATTTGGATAATTTAAGTAAAACATTAGAAGGATTAGGTGTAGAAGTTTTTAGACCTGAATTAATAGATTGGAGTGAAAAATATTCAACTGATAATTGGGAGGTTGATGGATATTACGGATATTGTCCTAGAGATTCTATGTTAGTTATAGAAGATAAAGTTATTGCTACTCCTATGGCTCTTCGTCAAAGACAAAATGAGACAAGAGCATTTAAACATTTATTTGATGAAAGTTGTTGGGTAGATTTCCCAAAACCAAAATTATTAGATTCTATTTACGATAGAGGATTATTACCTGGTCCAACTTTGGGGAATGAAGAACCCGTATTTGATGCGGCTAATTTATTGAAATGTAATAATGATATAATTTATTTAGTTTCCAACACCGGTAATTTGGCGGGTGCTGAATATCTCCAAAAATGGTTAGATGAGAATATGAAAGAGAAGTATAAAGTACATCCTATACAAGATGTTTATGCTTTCATTCACATAGATACCACTTTCGTGTTAATTAGAGAAGGATTGGTCTTACTTAATCCTAAAAGGGTGAATGATATCAATATGCCCGAAATCTTCAAAAAATGGGATAAAATATACTCACCAGAGATGGTTGAAACAAATTACTTACCTCATTGGGCAGAAGCATCTCCATGGTTAGGAATGAATACCCTTTCTTATGATGAAAAAACTATGATTGTAGAGGAAAAACAAATACCTCTTATGAAAGAACTTAAAAAGTGGGGTGTTGATTCTATACCTGTTAAAATGAGACATGCTAGAACTTTTAGTGGAGGGCCACATTGTGTAACATTGGATACATTTAGAGAATAGTTATGAAAAAATTATGGATATTTGGAGATTCTTTATCAACGGGATTTAATGATTGGTTACCAAATAAAATGTTTTCCGATGAAATTACCTGGCCACATTTATTATCCAATAATATTAATTATCAATGTGTTAATTTAGCTAAACCTGGTTATGGATTGGCAGAAATCTTACATAGTTGGTTATTAAATTGGAATGATATAGATATTGATGATTTAGTTATAATACAATTAGGATTTGAAACTAGATATAATTTAATCCCTTTGAATATATCAACATATGAATTAAATGCAAATATTATACCTTCAAATTTTGAAGAATTATTCAATGTCTATTACAAAAATATAGTAGATAAATGTATATTAAAATGGGGAAATAAATTAAATATATATTTTTGGAATGTCAAATCTGATTGGTATCCTTTTAATCATATCAAAAACAAATTATATTCTCCAATAGGTACACCTGGATTATACGAAGGATTTCTTACGGATAACCCCACTTATCAAAATTTAGATAATAATAATAATTCTGATGGACATTTTAATGAATTATCTCATATCAAAGTAGCCGAGTCATTTTACAAACAAATATTTGATAATTTCAAATATTTTTCGTATATTTGAATACTAATAAAACTATAATGTCAGAAAAGAAGTATTTTTACGAAAAGTGTGATTATTTTAACGAACCTCATATTAACTTAAAATATGAAGATGTTCTTAAAATGACACTACAAGAATTTGAGAATTGGGTGGCAATGTTCCGTAAGACGGTTGTTGATGTATGGAACGAAACAGGAGCACCTCCTCGTATTGGTTCTTCGGAATCTGAAATTATAGAACAATTTTCAAAACTACAAACATATAAAGTAGATAAGTTTGAAGAAACCGATGACGATGGAAATGAAGTAATTTTTAACTTCAATAAATTTGCAACACCGGTAAATCAATTCTTTCCTGCAATGTATAAGACCGGCATTGGTGGTTCTACCTATGATAAACCAAAACCTTCTATTTACGATATCTTTTGTAAAGATGAATATCTTCCGGAATTTGCAAAACAAATGAGAAGATTGACACGACAAGATGCAATGTATCGTTTCTCTAAAACATTAGCAAAAGATAATAAAGAACATCACAATTCACATCTTGCAACTGGTAAAGAATGGATTGAAGAATGGATGAGAGGTAATATTTGGGAGGGACATGATTTTTGTTTAGCACAAACTGATAGTAGAATTGAATCTCTACCTATTACTGCTGAAGAAGTAAAAGAATTATATAAATCTGGCATTATTGGATATAAACATATTTCATCTCTTAAAACTGCAAATTGGGGAGAGGATATTGATTCATTAGTTGATTTAGAAAAGCAACCTATCCAATTAAAGTGGTATCCTTTAGGTCAAACTATTTTCCCTGAAGCAACTGCGGCATTTAGAATTGGTATGGGAACTCAAGCGGCAGTAAATTTCCCTCCATTAACTGCAAAGTATTTGTATCAAAGATTTACTAATCATATTAAAGACCAAACCCAAATTAATATCTATGACCCTTCTTCGGGATGGGGTGGTAGAATATTAGGTGCTTTAAGTGTTGATGATAGAAACATTCACTACATTGGTAATGACCCGAATACGGAGAATTATATTGATGAAATAGGGAAAACTCGTTATGAGTATCTTGCGGAGTTTTTTAATTCTCGCATACCAGGAGCATCAAATCCATTTTGGGGTCATAAAAATACCTATGAGATTTATAGAACCGGTAGTGAGATTATTAGTGAGCAAGAGGGATTCCAAAAATATAAAGGTCAATTAGATTTTATATTCACTTCACCTCCATATTTTGATAGAGAAAGATATTCCGATGATGATACTCAATCATATAAGAAATTCGGTAACTATGAGAATTGGAGAGATGGTTTCTTAAGACCTACTTTAACAACTGCATTTGAATACCTAAAGAACGATAGATATATCTTATGGAATATTGCGGATATTAAAATTGGTAAAAGTTTCTATCCATTGGAACAAGATTCAATTGATATTCTAACTGAATTAGGTATGGAATATCAAGGTAAAATCAGAATGACAATGTCTCCAATGACAGGTGTTGATTTGAGTGGAGTTAAGAATAGTATGAAAATAAAAGGTGAGTTTTATAAATACGAACCTATATTTATATTTTATAAAAAGTAATTCGGGGATGTTATGGAATTGATTGCGATGCGAATTATAGTACCACAAGTAGGGAGATAATACTATCCCTTAATATCGTATTAAAAAATAAACGCAGAAGAATTATCTTCATGGACTTTTGCAGATGCTATGGCATTTGTAGGAGCTGATTTAGCAGTAGCTGCCTAATCAATCCCGTATTCATCATGGGAATTAAAAAAGAATGAACAATACGGGTTACAGGTCGGAGCTCGTTTAAAATAATTCCGAGACCAGGTTATTTGGAAGTTGGTTTCCCACATATATCAAACTTCATATTTTATCCATTTAGAAAAATGTAATAAACTTGTGAGACGTTGGTATTATGATTACTTTGTAAGACACCGGTTCGAATCCGGTCATCTCCACTAATCTTATGTTTAAGAAAGTAGTATCGTTTGGATGTTCATTTAGTTGTTGGAGACAAAATTTCAATACAGGTTATGTAGATGAAATTGCTAAACGACTAAATGTTCCATTCGAAAATCATTCTCTTCCTGGCAATTCAAATGATGCTATTATTTTTGAATTTAATGAAAAATTACATAATAGTGATTTATCAAATTCATTGATACTTTTCCAAACAACATTTTTGACAAGATATTCTTACTACGAAGAAAAAATAAATAAACCATTATCATTTCAATTACCAATACTTAATTCAAATAGTATTGATACAAATGCAGTTGGTTCAAACTATAATCTATTTTCTTCAAACAACCCAAATGATAATTTAGATTTATTTGCAGAAAAAGAAGATGTATATAGAAATTATATTAAGTATTTTTATTCGGATTCTTATGAGTATAAGAAATTATTAAATCAACTATATCACATAAAAAATACAATAGAAAAAATTAACTCTAAAGTTATTTTTATATACTTTGATTCATTTGAAAGATGGCATCCATTTTTATCTGAAATGAATTTTGTTAGATTTCAAAACAATAGTATTAATTGTAGTAAATGGATTATGGATAATTCTTTAAATTATTCGGAAGGGGATTTACATCTATCAGAAAAAGGTAATATAATTTTAGCAGATTATATTTTTGATAAATATCTATCTTAATAAGGATCAAAATAAGGAATGAATGGTCTTTCTACACCATCTAAATTCATTCGTATGATTTGAGGATGATTCCTTACATTATCAATTATTTCTAATTTTTGATCATCGGTGATAAGAGATTGATTCTCTATATCAAATACCGGACAATATCCTAATCTTAAACTTTTATCTTCAGGAGTTCTATCAAATTTTGCCAATTTTTCTCTCATATTAAACATTTCAATTAAGCCCTCATGAGTTCTATCGAAAAGAGAAAATTGTAAATCAAACTCTCCACTTAATAATCGGTGTTCGGAAATATTGATTGGGTCTATGTGGTCATCATCATCTATACAAACTTCTTGCCAAGTTTTTCCTAATTGTGCATAATGTAAATATCCTCTACCAAATGCACCGGCTAATGTAAACCATTCATCCGCTTCTTTTGGTAATTCTACCTTTTGTATCGGTGCAATTCCATTCATAAAAGTTGTGCAGATTGTAGCATCTCCTCCCATATTCCATTCTTCAATTTCATGAGATAAATCATTCAATCCTCTAACTGCATCAATAAGAGCCCAATCTTTCTTTTCTATAATTCTTTGCCAATATTCGGATGGTCTCCAAACTTGTCCAATTAGAATTTCAAAATGATGGTGAATAATATTATGAACTTCCATCGGATAATCTTCCGTAATTCTATCCGATTCAATAATGTGGTAATCAAACCAATCAGAATTATTTATTACATCTACACATCTTTTGAGTTTTTCAATTAAAATTTTTGGATGTCTAGTAGGTAGTTTAAACGCCGCCCAACGGGTTTCTAATTTCCATGTTGAATCTTCTAAAAGTTTCTTCAACATATCAAACCATAATTCGGCAATAGCATGGGGTTGGACTTCAAAATTAAGAGAATATTCGGATTCTAATATTTTATTTTCATTAAACTTACCGAAATCTATTCTAAATCGTTTTTTCATAAACTAACTTTTCTATAACAATATATCTATAATTATATATATTATGGATATGGAAAATAAACCTTTTTACGAATTTGATTTATCAAAAGAAGATTCGCTATCAGAAGAATTGGAAAAACTATATGATTTTTCTCATAATTTAGAAAACTATAAAACTGTTGTTTATAGAGGATATAACGAAGAATATGTAAATAAAGGTTTTAAAAAATTTAATTCATATTCAGAAGCTAGGGCAGAATTAGATTATCTAATAGATGATTGGAAAATAAATAATCCTCAATCTCATTTGGGTCAACTTAATTTAAGTGGTGAAATAGTAAATTGGGTAAATTATCCAAAAATATATAAATGGATTAAAAATAAAACAATAGAGTTATATGGTGATGAAGTTATTATTCAAAAATTTGGCGAAGGAGAAAGAGGTTCGATTCGTAAAATAGAAATAGGTGATCCTTTACTAACTATATATTCTAAAAATTGTATATTAACTCCACATAGAGATGGTACAATTTACAATCCGTCTATGAATTTTATAAAACTTGCTAATCTTTTATTATATCTTAATAAAGATTATAAAGAAGATTGGGGTGGATGTTTTATAGTAGAAGGTAAAAATGTAGTAGTACCGACATTTGGTAAAATAGTATTTCTTAATTTTCGAAATGGGTTAGATCCAGAGCATGAAATAAATTCCGTATTAGAAGATGTTAATAGAGTAGCATTGTTATTTAATACAACATATAAAATTAGAGAAAGGGAAATTTGGAATTTTGAATAATTTTTAGTATATTAGAATTATGAAATTAAGGGTTACACATATTAGTGATACACATAATAAACATAAACATCTGAATGGTAAATTATCGGGTGGTGATTTATTAATCCATAGTGGTGATATATCTTCATTGGGTAGAAAGCACGAAGTTGAAGATTTTATTAAATGGTTCAATGGGATAGAAGGATATACCAATAAAGTATTTATCGCAGGTAATCATGATATGTCTTTTGATAGAGAAAAACTATTAAGGGATAAGTTGGCACACTTTGAAGGTAGAACTGAATATGATACTGAATGTTCGGAAGGTAAGCCCGAATGGTTGGTTGATTTATTAGCAACTGGTCTTAAACCTAATGTATTTTATTTAGAAAACTCATTTGTAGAGATAGACCAAATCAAAATATGGGGTTCTCCTTATTCTGCTACTTTTGGATATAATTGGGCATTTAATGTAGATAGAGGGTACGATTCTGTGCAAATGTGGAATAAAATTCCGGAAGATGTTGATATTGTAATTACACATGGTCCGATTTATGGATATGGTGATATGACGGCTAATACTTATCAAAATGTAGGATGTGAAGATTTATATCGTAGATTAAAGGAATTAAAAACTCCTTTACACTTTGCCGGTCATATACACGAAGGTTATGGATATAATCAAACAATTTGGGATGGGTATTCATTTAATGGGTGTACTTGTAATCTAAGATATGAAGCTCTTAATAACCCTATTACATTTGATTATAATTTTTCAACAAAAGAGTTAGAATTTGTATAACTCATTGATTTTCAATACAATATTTAGTGAAAATAATTGATAAAAAGTTTGGAAAATCCAAACTTTTTTCATATCTTTACTTTGTAACAAAAGATAAGAGATATGAGACAAATGAATCAAAAATCGTTAGATTATTTAAAAGGAAATCCAAAAGTTGCTGAGTTTTTAAACAAAGTAAATTCAGAGCGTAGAGCTTATTACAATAATATTAGTGTTAGTACCGAACCTGAATTAACTATGGAGGTTGGTAATAAATTCCTTCGTTTATGGAGTGGTAGTAGTTGTTGGGGATTTATTAGTAGAGTGGATGGTGATTTAAAAGGTGCACCGATTAAGAAAGGTGATTTATTAAAACCGGCATCTTGGAAAGCACCGGCAAAGCATGCGAGAGGTAACATAATTGATGGAACTGCTCGTTATAGTGTTTATGGGCCTGAATATTTGTTTTAAACTTTAAAATATAAAATTATGAGAAACGGATTAGATATTTCAACATTAAAAAAGATTGAAGAAGAGTTTGGTGATTTTGATATCAAACAGGTGTGGGGTGGTTCAAACGATGTGTATTTTCGTTTTGGATATTGGAGACAGATTAATGTTGCTAAATTAAATGAATTATTGGGTAATCTAAATGAAGCGGTTGAAGATTCGGATTATGATGATGATTGTGGTTACCAATTTATGTATCGATTAAAATAAAAAAGTAGTAATGGAAAAAAAGGTATTGTGGTTGGATATGGATGGGGTATTAGTTGATTTTCGTAAAGGAGTTGATGAGATATTAGAAAGAAATCCGGAATTTAAAGAAAAATATAAAGGAGAATATGATAGAATGCATGGAGTATTCAGAAATCCTCCTCCAATAAAAGGGGCAATTGAATCGGTTAAAAAATTAGCAGAAAGCGGAAAATATGAATTGTTTATTGCTACTACTGCTCCTTGGGAAAATCCCGAATCTGCTACTGATAAAAGATATTGGGTAGAAAAACATTTTGGAAATCTATTTGAAAGAAAAATGTGTATTACTCATTTAAAGAATATGTTGATAGGTGATTACCTGATTGATGATAGATTGAAAAACGGAGCAGGAGAATTCAAAGGAGAATTGATACATTTTGGATATGATTATGTAAATGATAAAATGAATCCTTATCCTGATTGGGATTCAGTATTAAAAAAACTATTATGAGAATAATTTTTGTTTCAATTGTAGTATTATTATTTGGATGTAGTAAGGATGAAAATATGCCTCTACCAAAAAAAGAATTCACACTTTCAATTGATTCAGTTTTAACACAAAGTGGAATGTCTTCATTACCATTGGATAAGAACGGATATTATCATCTTAAATTGGATGAAACAAAAAATCAGACTGTTCATAGGATTACCGGTCGTATTCTTATAAATGGTAAAGAACCCACACCTGCGGAAAAAATAGAATGGGAAAGTAATTTGTATTGGTTATTACAACGAAATGATACAATTACTACTATAACGAAATCTTATATAAATTATTTTACAGGTCAATATACTATTGTTAAATTACCTCCAATGATTGCTTCTAAAGATGAATTAGTACCAACAATTAATGCTAATTCTTATAGTGGAACAAAAGGTGAATTTAACACAATGATTGCACCTATTTATAAAATGAAAGGTGATACTATGGTTGTTAAAGCTAGCAATTATACATCTAATTTATTTGCCATTAAAAAAATTGTATTAGAATAAATGAAAAATAAAGTTCAGATTGAATTAACTCCTATTACCGAAGAGCATTTGGTTAAATTTGGGTTTGAAAAAATAGATGATGAAAGAGGAGAAGAAGGTGTTTATGCATGGATGTTGAAACTACCAAAAGAAAATCCCGATCCTAATTGTATGTATTTAATCAGTTCTTATAATATGGAATCCGAAGATATTGGTTTAGAGAGAGGAGAATATGTGGTAGAATTATTCGATAGTGGAGGATTAGGCATTTGTACTTTTGTAGAAGAGTTGGATATGCTATATTTTGTTTTAACAAAAGAAAGTTTAATGTAATGAATATTGATTTAAAATCTAAAATATTAAACGATATATACACTGAATATATCTATGAACATTTTGATATTCAAAATACTGAAGAGACAAGTGTTTCTATTCCTATGAACTTAGATGGTCTTAATTCTTTTGAATGGAATATAGGAGTTATCTATGGCGGAAGCGGAAGTGGAAAGAGTAGTATTTTAAATCATTTAGGTGGGGTTAGAGAGGTGATCTTTGATGAAGATAAACCTTTGATATCAAACTTTAATTGGATGGAGCCAGAAGCAGCTACGAGGGTTCTAACATCCATCGGTCTATCATCCGTTCCGACATGGTTAAGACCTTTCCGATTATTAAGTAATGGGGAACAATATAGGGCAATGTTGGCGTATTTAGTTTCATCCGCTAAAGATGGAGAAACAATTCTAATAGATGAATACACATCAGTTGTTGATAGAGATGTAGCAAAGGCAATGTCATTTGCATTACAAAAATACATTCGTAGAGAAAACAAAAAAATTATTTTAGCATCCTGCCACTTTGATATTATGGAGTGGTTGATGCCCGATTGGATATATTCACCAACAAAGGGAGGCGGGATTGAAAAACCCGACTATCTTCGGCAAGGGCGACCTGAAATCACTTTATCAATTAGTAGAACCGAACCTAAAGTTTGGGACTTCTTTAAAAAACATCACTATCTAACTGAAGAAGCTAATAGAACTTATATCTTTCTTCTTTTTGAATGGAATGATAAGCCGGTTGCTATAAATGTAATCGGAAGACATTTAGGAAAAACGGGAGGAGTGCCTGGTTATAGAGGTAGTAGGGTAGTAGTTCATCCAGATTATCAGGGAATGGGTATAGGGAGTAAAATTTCGGAGTTTTGTGGTGGTATAGTAAGAAACATAGGAGGAAGGTATTATACAAAGACCATAAACCCCGCATTGGGAGAATATCGTAACTCACATACCGAAAGTTGGAAACCTACACTCTTTAACGGAAAGGTTAGGATTAATAATAACGACCATTCTGAAATTTATAAAACAATAAAACAAAGAGCTTCATATTGTCATGAATATATTGGAAATCCTATTGAAGGGTATTCTGAATTACTGAAACCGATAGATGAATTAAGAAATGAAAAGGTAGTAAATGCTGAAACTCTCAATAAGTTTTTCTCGTTTTAAAAAAAATATTTAGTTTTGCTTGGAAAATTGCAAAAATTTTCGTATATTTGGGGTATCATTTTAATAACTAGATCAGTAAAGCAGAAAGCTAAGAAAAAGAATAAAAAAATAAAACTTAAAACATAAAAGAAATGAGTAAGAATTACACAAACGAACAATTAGAACAAAACTACCAACGATTCATCGGAATCATTAAGAAGTATGTAAAGGGTGACAGATTAGAAAAATGTTTACATATGTATTCAATGGAGGAATTAGGTCCTTCTCTTATGTTATCACCTGCAAGTGGTAATAAAAATTTTCATAATGCTTATGAAGGTGGTTATATTGACCATATTTTTAATGTATGTAAAAATGCATTAAGAATGAAAAATACATTTGCTGAAGCAGGATGTAAATTTGATTTTACTGAAGATGAATTATTATTTGCAGCAATACATCATGATTTAGGTAAATTGGGAACAAAAGAAGAAATGCATTATATTCCTAATGATTCAGATTGGCATGTGAAAAATAGAGGTGAATTTTATAAAAGAAATGAATCTAACACTTATATGACATTAACTGATAGAACTTTCTTTACTTTAAATCATTATGGTATTCAGTATAATGAAAAAGAATACTTTGGTATTAAACTTACTGATGGTATGTATGATGAAGATAATCAAAAATATCTTAAGACTTATGTATCCGGTGCATCTATTAAGACACCTATGTATCATATCCTGCATTTCGCAGATTCAATGAGTTCATTTATTGAAAGACAAGAAGCTATTGGATTATAGTGACAATTTGTCTTTTTATACTGACAATTTTTCTATAATATTCAGATGGTATAGTAATTGTATTAATATAATAAACTAAAATAAAAATATTATGTACACAGCTAATTTAAAAAATTTATTAAACTATTTCGAAAACCAGGAGTTACCAAGTTGGAAATCTCACTATAAAAGTTCGGTTACTGAATATGATGTAAAAACATTGGAAGACGAAAAGATTCAATTAACTTTAAGTGTATTGGGACATGCTCCTGAAGATATCACATTAGAAGTTACTGATGATAAGGTTTCAGTTAAAGCTACTAAAAAAGAAGATAGTTCTTCTTTAGTACAAGATATTGATGCAACTTTTGCAATTGATAAAAACTATGATACATCAAAAGTAGATGCTAAATTTACGAATGGATTATTAACGATTACAATTGGTAAAAAGGAAGAGAAAAAAGCAAAAAAGGTTACGATAAAAGTTGGATAATTGAAATATTATTATTATCTTTAGAAAGGGAAGAGTTTATATTCTTCCCTTTTTTAGTATATATTTATATAGTAAACTCATACAAAACAAAAAAAATATAAAATTATGGCAAAGTTTCAACAAAGAATTATCGATAACAATGAAGCGGTAAAACAAAGAGTGCGTATCGTATTAGATATGATGAATGGAGGAAGACCTGCTAATAATGCTGAAGCAATTCGTTTATTAGAAGAGGTTAAAAATTTAATTGAAACAAATAACGATTTAGTTAGTTTAGGATAAAATGAATTGGCTTAAATTTTTAGTAGGATTTTCAGCAATTATTATTGCAGGATGTGCGGCTTATTTTTCCGTAACTGGTTTAGGAGTTCTATTCAGTGGAGCATCTATATCAGTTATGGTAATGGCATCCTCTTTAGAATTAGCTAAATTAGTTTCTGCTACTTATTTAAAACAAGAGTGGAATAATATTAAAGGATTTAACAAATGGTATTTAACCATTTCAGTTGGATTATTGATGTTAATTACTTCAGCTGGTATCTTTGGTTATCTTTCCAATGCATTTCAGGCACAATCTTTACAATTGCAACAAGTTGATAGAGAAATTGCAGTTCATCAAACTAAAATTGACCAAAATACGACTCAAATTACTCAACTTTCTACTCAAATTACCGAATTCAATACCAATCAGGGTAAAATATTGGATGGTGGTAAGGTAAATTCTCGTCTTATCCGTTCAATCGATAATAGAGATAAGCAAATTTCTAAAATTAACGATAAAATTTCTAAATTGCAAGAAGAAAATGCTTCTGAAACTGAAAAAATTAACCAAATTAAGATTTCTAATTTAAATTTAGAGAAAGAAGTAGGTGGATTTCGTTTCGTTGCTGAAGCATTTGGTATGGAATTGAAAAATGTTGTAAAATTCTTCATATTTTTGATTGTAATTGTGTTTGATCCATTGGCAGTGGCTTTAATTATCGCATTTAATGGTTTAATTGGTGTAAAAAAGAAGACTAGAGAAGAACTTTTATCAGAAATGGCTCAAAATAACCAAAAAATGGGATTATATGAGGTATATGGTGATACTGAAGTAAAAGAATGGAAAGAATATTTTGATAATTTGGAAAAAAATCAACAAAATATAAATAATAGTGAAAACATTATACAATCTGAAGAAGATTCTAAATTATTTTTTGATACAATAGAAAATCCACCTGCTCCCGTTGATGCTTTGATTGAAGCAAAGGAAAAATACGAAGAAGATTTAAAAAAAAAGTCTATGAAGATATAGATTTGGAAAGTTTAGAGAGAGATTTTTCACCAAGAGGCATAGATTATGATGGAGATGGTTCTATCGATGGAATAGATACGGATGGTGATGGATTAATCAATAAAATGACCGCTCATCCCAATAGAGCGTTAGTAATAAAAAATTCAGTTCCATATTACGCTAATGATAACTTTGATTGGAGTGATAAATCTAAATGGATAAACGACCAAAATGCGGTTAATTATTGGATAACTTACAAAAAATCCAAATAATAGTTTGAAAATTAAAATTTATTTATTACATTTGTATAAATGTAGAATATTATGAAAATCAAAAAAATAGAAGCAACTGAATTTACTAAAGTAGATGAAGAAACCTTAAAAACAATCTTAAGTCGTTATTGTAAACAAAATAATAGAACGGCCGTTTCAACCCAAACAATAGGAGCTCCATTCAGAGCGATTTATTTAAAATCTGATACTGAATTATTACTTATGAATCCGGTTATCACTGGATATTCTGGTGATACAATTCTTTCTCAAGAAGTATCTGAATTTGATAACCCTACAAAATTTCGTTATGTGAATAGAGCTAGTAAATTACAAGTTCAAACTGATAATTTAGGTGTAGTTGTATTTGAAGGTAATACTGAAACTGATAAAGTAAATTTAGATGAGTGTATAAATGCTCAACAAATGATTGATTTATTAGATGGTATAACAATTGCTGAGAAAAATATAAATCAACCAATTCAAAGAGAAGTTAAATACGAAAGAAATCAAATGGTTATGGCTAAATCTCCCGAAGGGATGATTGAACAAATAAAATACAAACATATTCAAAAGTTTATTGATAAAGGATATGTTTTAATGTAATATGGCAAAAATAACTCAAAAGCAAATTATAGAAGATCAAACTAAAGCTATAAACATTCTTTCTAATCGTTTGATAGAAATTGAAGTCTTATTGGCATCATTTTTAGATTTAGCAGCTGAAAAAAATCTTTTTAATAAATCGGAGTTAGAAGTTATGATAAATCAAAAAGTGCAAATTCTTAATAGTAGAGCCGATATGATAAAAAATAAATTGGAAGATGATAAATTAGAATCATTTCCATATTTCGGACAACCAGGAGAAGCATAAAATTTAATTATATGGAATATATTTTAATATCCTTATTAATAGTTATCATTTCTATTTTAATATATGGTTTAAAAAACTCATTGAATAAAATTGAGTTATATGAACAATTTATAAGAGATAGAAAAAATGGTTATGATGAATTATATAATAGAATGAAAGAAATTGATAGTAGAGACCTATTCGAATCAGATGATGAAGTAGGAGTGGTTTTTACTGAATTAAAAAATGAAATAGAATCGTTTAAAAATATTTTAGACTAATATGCCTAGAAAACCAAAGACTCCAAAGAATAAGATGTATTTCACTTTGGATACTGAAGAAGCTATAATTGCGTATAACAAATCGGAAAGTCAAAGAGAAAGAAACCAATTATATGTTGATAGAATCAAATATCCTTTTGAAAAAATTGCAGAAAATGTATTAAACACTTACAAATTTTCTTATTTCGATGATGGTCCATCTGATGTAAAAAGAGAAGTTGTATCTCAAATGATTTCTAAAATACATATGTTTCAGGAGGGTAAGGGTAAAGCATTCTCATATTTTACAAGAATGGCATTAAACCATTTAATTCTTTTAAATAATTCAAATTATAAAAGATATAAACAAAACGATTTAATGTCGGCAATGCCAGAAAGTTGGAATCCCGCTGAAGACACCGTCGCAATTGAAACTGATAGTAATCACATAGAATTCCGTAATGTAATGTTGGAATATTGGGATAGGAAATTAAATTCAGTGTTTGATAAAAAACGAGATGTACAAATTGCAGATGCTATTTTAGAATTATTCAGAAGAGTTGATTACATTGAAAACTTTAACAAAAAGAGTTTATATCTTTTGATTAGAGAAATGACAGGGCACAAAACACATTATATAACAAAAGTTATTTCAATAATGAAAACCCATCAAGATAAGATATTAGAAGAGTTCTTAAATACGGGAGATATTGAAATAGAAGAAGATACATTTTTTTAAATATGATTAGTATAGGAATAAGTTGTTATTATCACGATTCATCCGTTTGTTTAGTAAAAGGAGGTAAAGTGATATTAGCGGTAGAGGAGGAGAGATTTAGTGGTATTAAACATGATAGTTCATTTCCACATAAATCTATTGAATGGATTATGAAAGAATCAAAACTTTCATTTGAAGATATAGAAGAGGTTTGTTTTTATGAAAAACCTTTATTAAAAACACATAGAGTTGTAGTAAATTGTCTTAAAAATTTCCAAATAGTAGATTCATTCAAATTTTTATCAAAAGGAATAAAGCAGTATTTTGAATTAAAAAATAAATTAAAATGGTTGTTCTCAAAGGCAACTATAAAATTTATTACACATCATGATTCACACATTGGATATTCATATTTAACATCTCCATTTAATGAAGCTGCTATTTTAACAGTTGATGGAGTTGGCGAATGGGATACGACTGTATTAGCTAAAGGCACAAAATTAAATGATTGGGAAGTTTTGGAAACTACTAAATTTCCACATTCATTGGGAATGCTTTACTCAACATTTACTGCATTTTTAGGATTCAAACCAAATGAAGGTGAATATAAAGTTATGGGATTAGCACCATATGGTAATCCTAAAACATATGCAAATAAATTCAGAGATATAATTTATCCATCGGAAAAAGGATTATATAAATTGAACATGAAAATGTTTCAATATCATAAAAGTGATGATGTTATGTTCACATCTGAATTATCAAATCATTTAGGATTGTTACCTCGTTTACCAAATGAAGAATTGACACAAGAACACAAAGATTTAGCGGCAGCGGTTCAATTTATATATGAAATGTATTTTTTCCGTTTATTAAAGGAACTACATAAAAAAACAAAAACTGATAACTTAGTATTGGGAGGTGGATGTGCTTATAACGGAACTGCTAATGGTAAAATTTCTAAAAAGACAGGATTCAAAAATATATGGATTCCATCTGCACCATCTGATTCAGGTTCTTCAATTGGAGCATGTCTTAATTCGTTTTATAGAGGAACTATAAAGGAAAGAGTTGAAAACACTAATCCATATTTAGGCCCTAGATATTCTACTGATTATATAAAAAGTGTATTAAGAAATTACAATAGTAAATTAGTTTATAAAAATTTATACGATGATGAAATCATTGAACTTATTGGAAATGAAATTTCTAAAGGTAAAGTTGTGGCTTGGTTTGAAGGTAGATTGGAGTTGGGAGCTAGAGCATTGGGGCATCGCTCTATTCTTGCTGACCCAAGAAATCCTCAAATGAAAGGTATAATAAATAAAATTGTAAAGAAAAGAGAAGGCTTTAGGCCATTTGCACCTATTGTAAAATGGGAAGATATGACAGAGTATTTCGATAATGATAAAGAAATACCATATATGAATCAAATTGTTTCGGTTAAAAAACAATATAGAGATAAATTACCGGCAATCACTCACATCGATGGTTCGGCAAGAATCCAAACATTGAAAAAATATCAATGTAAACGAATTTATAAATTGTTAGAAACATTAGGAGATAAAACAGGATTTCCAATTGTATTAAATACATCTTTTAATGTTAAGGATCAAACAATGATTATGGATCCAGAAACCGCTATAAAAACATTTTTAGATATTGGATTGGATATTTTAGTATTGGAAAATTATGTTATTACTAAGAAATGAAACGATTAGTAGCTTACGGAGATAGTTGGACAATTGGAGAGGGTTGTAATCGAGAAATCGAAGATACCCTCTCTAAACACGAAAAGATAGTATATCAAAAAGAAAATAGTTGGGTTAAATTTTTAAGCGATAATTTATCAATTCCATGTGAAAATAATGGTATAAGTGGTAATCCTAATAACAAAATATTTAACCAAATTGTAGATGATATCAAAAATGGTATTACAACTAAGCATGATTTAGTTGTGGTTATGTGGAGTTCTTCTTTAAGAGATTATTTACCATTTATGCCACATGGACCAAAAGGTGAATGGTTAAGTTGGAGTACAAAACATTTGATGGAAACTCCTGAAAGATTTTTTACATCAACTCAAACTGAAAATAGATATTATGATTTTTTTATGGAAGATTATAAGAAATTCTATTTAATTAATTTGTATAGCGATTTATATTATTCAATGGTAAATCAAAACTATATAATATTTTTACAACAATTCTTTGCACATTATAAAATAAAATATGTTTTATGTGATGGTATAGAAGATATGTTTATTGGTTTAAATTCTGAATATGATAAAACTCATTTAATTAATTCAAAATATTATTGGGGATATAGAAATAATACATTTCGAAATTGGTTAATAGAAAGAACTGATGAAACTTTTTGGGAACATAAAGACAGATGGGATACAAGAGGAACACAACATCCAAATGTATTGGGTTATAAAATGATTGGTGATGAGTTAGCTAATTTTATTAATAATTTGATATGAAATTTTACTTCTACGAAGACCAAACTGAAATATTAATAAGATCTCATTTAAAGGATAAATCATTTTTTACTTTAGTGGATAATGATTTAGATGCTGATTTTTTATTTGTTGGAGTTGCAGGTGGTTTAAAGTTTTTTAAATTATTAAAAGAAAAACCTGATTTGGGTAATAAGAAAATAGTTTATTACAATTTTACTGAACCAATTTCTTTTGGTAATGCTAAAAATTTCATAACAATTTATAAAGAATTAGGATATGATACAAAAAATGTATTGTTTCATTCTACTAATCATTTTTTAGATAGATTTAACTGCTTACATAAAGGATTATCCATAACTGATCATATTGTTAAATCCAGATTATATGGGTTTATACCAATGGAAGAAAGATTTATAAAATTCTCATTTATAAATAATAGTATAAGAAAACCAAGAGCATTAGTTTTAGAAAATGTATTAAATAGAAATTTATTTTTAAATCAATGTTATATAACTGCAAATGGAGATTTTCATTATGGAGATAGACATATAAAAACATTATCGAAATTATCCGAATATAATGAAATATTAAAGAGTCCGGATGCTGATGATGTATATAAAAGTATAAGCTATGATAGCGAATTAAGTTTTCAAGGATTGTTTAAAAATTCATTTTTTGGATTTACAATAGATACATTTGCTGATTTTGGATTGGATAACAAAGGATATTCTTCACATTTAACTGAAAAAACTTTAAGAAATTTTGCCTTTAAACTTCCATTTTTATTACTAATATCTTCTGAAGAACAAATTGAAATAATAGAAGGGTTAGGATTTAAATGTTATAATAATTTATTTGATTTTAAAATAGATGTAACTGATTCTAGTAAAACTATAAATGATTATTCAAATATAATTGAAAAGTTTTCAAAAATGACTATTGGAGAGGTTAGGAAATTTTGTTCATCAAAAGAAATTTCTGAAATAATAGAACAAAATTATAGCACTATGAATTATTATACAAATTTAGATATAGAAAATATATATAGATATATTTTGGATAATTCATATGATAATAAAAATGATTTAATATTAGATATGAATGAACCAATAGGA